CTGCTTCCATTAATGCTACTTGAGCCTGTGTACCAGAACCTCCAAGAGGTGCTACTACGTTCTTTACAGCAGCATTAGTAAGAATACCATCTACACCAAAAAATAAGTTTCTATTTACAGCATCATCTACAAATTCAATACCAAATTGAGCAGAAGTAGCTACAGTGTTAAGAGTGTTAGCATTAGGAATAGTTTGAGTAATACCTTGATAAGGACGATCCAATACAAGAGTAGTACCAGAAGTACCAGTTACTGCAACATAATAATCACCAGTACCAGTAACAGGATCAGTAAGGCGAACACCATTACCAACAGCTACTGCGTGAGCAGCAGAAGTAGTAAGAGAAAGAGCACCGTTAACAGCAGCGACAGTAGCCGATGCACCAAAAACTGCACCAGTTCCATTGTCTGTGATCTTAATCTTAGTCTTATCAATAGGCAAATCGTAAGGAACACGAGCATTAATAGCAACCACCATTTTCTTGAGAAGAATATAAGCAGTATCATTTAATGCAGCAGTTACAGCAATTTGTTTCTTATTATATGGATCTCTATTACCTGCTACAGCATAGTTTTTATCCATTACACTAATACTGAAATCATCACCACGGTTAATAGTACCTGGTATATTCAATTGACTACCTGCTACAGCAGCATTATAACCAATACGGTTAACACCTAGTACAGGAGCAGTGTAAATCTGACCAGTAGCTCTTTGTAGTCCAAGAGGTTTATCAATTGGATTACTAAGTTGTGAAGGACCAGCAGCTATACCAAAAGCTACTTGAATTTCAGTACCTATAAATGAAGCCACAGGCACCATTCCAAGTACTTCAGAACCACCATCAGTGATAAGTGTCATTCTTCCTAGATTGACACCAACACCTTTATGAATTCCATATACTCCTACTGCACCATCAGCAAGGTCTGCTGGATTAAATGCAGTGTTTTGTGTTGCGCTAAGTTTACTAGCGGCATAGTTAAGGGCTTTGAGGACAAATACTTTCCTATTATGCATTATTCAGTTTTGTTTTAGTTATTGTATATCTTGTTTAAAATTTACTATTTTTTGTTGACTAGATTCTAATGTTTGCATTATCTCTATTGAAGTCATTTTTTGTATCATATGATGTAATGAAAGATCAAGATCACATTGAGTAGAACTTCCTACATCATAATTACCATCTATATCTTCAGCATATTTTACAACAGCAGGTATTCTTATAAAAGTAAAAAGAGCACCTGTTACTCTAAATCCTGTATCTTGTAAAACATATAAATTAGTATCAGCTATCTCACCTAATAAAGAATCTTTACCAGTTTTATGAAAAGGATTCTCTCTAAGATGACTTTGACTAGGTACTATTCTAATTCCTACTACTTTAGATTTTGTAACTTTCTTACCATTTTCATAGCAATCAAATGCAATGTTACCAGTTACTCTAATTAAATGATAGTAACCAGGTGGTAAAGGAACTATAACTTCTAAAGGATCGTTAACATTTACAACACCTTGATAATAATTATCCTTTACTGTTAAAGTTCTAAGATTATCTAAAGTTACTTGTTCAGATTGAAATCCTTGTTCAGGACCAATCTTTAAAGCTCTACCAAAATGTTTATCAAGAATACCATTTAGAAGTATATAAATCTGTCTATTAATTTGTAAATCTATTTCTTCATGAGTAAGATCAGCATGAGTAAAGAAACCCATGTTTTGTATATCTTGTTCTATTATCTCATGAAACTGTAAGATATTCATTAACTCATATATTGTTTAATAGCAGCAATAAGCATTACTTTCTCATCACTATTATTAGGATCATTGAGCCATAATACTGCTTGTCTTTCACCATTACCCATTGCTTTATTGCCAATAAAGTATGCAGTACCTTCATGTCTAATCTTACTATACTTGACTCCCTTTCTTATAAGGGCTTTAGTTTCTAAATCTTTATCAAGTATAGCTTCTTTAAATGCAACAGGTGATTTATCTTTAATCTTCTCTACTTCTAACTGTTTCTTGACACCAGACATTCCATAAATAGTATCTCCAAGACCTTTATCTCCACCAATAGTTTCAATAATCCAATCAATTGTATTGACTGCATCTGCATCACCTGCATCAGCATCATTAAGAAGTTTATTAAACATTCTGTCTACTATTTTACGTACACTGAATGCTTGTTCATCCTTAATATCTTGTTGAGCAGTATCTATTAGTCTAAATGTATAAGTAACAGGATTATCCTCATCCTCATTTGCTACATTACTATTAGCTTGTGCAAATTGATAAGACATATAACCATCTACACTAATAGGTTCTGCTTCTTCAGCACTATTATCTTTAAATTTAAAACCAGCTTCAAGTTCTATTCCATCACCTGCTGTAACTGGTACTTTAAAATTAGCCCAAAATTCTTTAGTAGCTGTATCCCAATTAGCATGTTCTGGCTTTAATCCTAATATATTAGGAAGAAACATTATTTCTTCTGATCTACTAAGACCTCTAATTATATCTTTAGTACCACTTTTCCATTGAGAACCTATATTCTTAGTTACTTCATCTCTTATATGTTGAGCAGCAGGATCTTTAGGTAGCATATCATGTTTCTTGATAAGCTCTATTCTAATAATTCTACTACCAATTCTTACTTTTGTTCCATTATACTTACCCATAGACAGACCTTGAGCTTCTTGCGCTATTTCTGCATTGGTCTTTCTATTTGATATTGATTGATCCTTTGCAGGAGCATCCATAGTAGATGCTCCTGAAGGATTAAGATCCCGTACTTCCATGATAATTTGGTTTTAGTTTGGTTGACTATTAATTAAACTGACAGAACAACTTAAAGCAGTTGGTTGGTTTCATCAACTGAATGCCTTGTGTTTTCATCCATTCAACAGAAGCAGCATCAATATCTGTAGAAGCATAAAGTGTATCATTATATCCATCAGGAAGTGGAGACATACCTGGAACAACCTTGTTGATTTCTTCACGTCCAGATTCAGATACATATTGTACATTGCGTTGTCCATCGTAAGTAGACATATCAACACAATACATATTATAAGACTCTAAAGGTAAGTTATCAATAGGATGTCTAGTAGAAATATCTGCCATTACACCTTTATCCATTAGAGGAAGCTTCTTAAAGTTTACAGTATGACCATCAGGATGGCGATATGTATTAAAATAAGCTCCATATTGGAGATTCCTACCTTCACCTGAGATCATTTTATCTCCAAGTGCTATAAATCCAGCAGAAGAAAGCTTCATAGCCCTATCTGCTTCTCTCATTCCACCTGTTCCTGTGTAAACATCTACATTTACAATATCAGCATCAGATGCATTGAAGAAAATATCAGTAACAAGATTCTCGATCTTATTAGTAGTCAAGATAGAATAGCTATCTGTATTAGGGATTTGAGCAAGCATACCTGCTCCAGATGTTACTACTTCACCAGAATCTTCATCATCAACGTGAATAACACCATTTTCATCTTTGTTATACTCAGAATACCAAAGATCAGATTCACACTTCTCTTTGAACTCTAGTTGACGATAGTACATCTCCCATTGTGTCCAGAACTTAAATGTCTTACCATCTACTTTAATTTCAAGAACCATTACTTTGTTCTTAACATTACCAGCAAGTTTATAAGTATCACGTACAACAGAAAGTTGATTCTGAATTGCGAAAGGAGTATGACTCCTAGATTCAACTCCACGAGATCTTTCTTTACCAACCTTAGCAACACCACGTCCCCAAATAGCACCTGCTGTAACATCAGTGAAAGGTATGTAAGCTTCAGCAGAAGGACTCATAAGCATAAGATCATATTCCCATCCACCAGCAACAGCTATAGGATCATTTTGTACACGACACTCTATTCTAGAAGGAGAATAAAGAGATAGTGACTTATGGAACCAACGATCTGCAAAGATCACTTTAAATTTTGTATGACCTCTTCCTGGTCTATCAGCAGCAGTATAAGAAGTTTGTGCTATCATAGACGTCTTTTTAGGACGGCCCATAACTGCAATCTTATAGCTAAGATCAGTAGAAGAAATCTTCTTAGTACTTCCCATACCTTCCGTTACAAAAGATAGAGGAAAATTTCTGCTACCATATAGTGCAGAAGAACCAAATGCATGAGTGACCATAGGCGCAAGCCATTCACTCTGAGTTAATAGAGCCTTAGATATATGATTGCTAGAACTAAATTCTTTATCATTAAATGAGGCTGCATATAACTCAAGGGATTGTTGATGTGTTGCCATTTATTAAGCAGTTTGTTGTTTATTTAAATTATTCTTGAAAAAATCACCTAGATTAATATTTTGTGGATAAGCGTTATTAGCTTGATTAGTACCTCCACCTCTTACACGACCACCATTTCTAGAATTATTATCTTCATTCTTTTTCTGGTAGGTAAATTTCTTAGCTTGCTCTTGTGGCTTAACGTATCCTGATACCTTTAAATCTTTCAATACTAGGTAATCAATATACAATCTATCAGCAAGAGATAATTTTGTTCTCTTATATTCTAATAAAGTTTTACCATGTCCATCTACATCAAATAAAGCACTTCTAAATGCTTTAAGATCAGCAGGAGGTATTGCTTTACCATTAAAATCATTTGCTTTAAGAAGATTATCAACTGCTTTAAGAGTTTCAGCTTTAGCAACTTCATCTTGCTTTATTCTTGCTTCTTCAAGTCTAAGCTGTTCAGCTACATTAGCTGTATGAGTTGCTTGTAATGCTTTTTTAGAAATGGTAGCTTTTTCAAATAGCTTTCCACTAGATTCTGCAAGATCAATTAAAGTATCAATTGTTTCTGTATCAAGACCTTTAGATGAAAGGTCTATTCTAATAAGTTCTTTTTGATTATTGATTAAAGCTTTAGATGCAGCTTCTGGCATATCAGCACTAACTTCTTTAAGGTCTATACCTTCAAAAGCTGGTTTTTGAGCCTTAATAAGAAAAGTATCTACTGATTTACCTTCTACCAAAACATGCTTATAGAAATCAAGCATTGCTGGTACTTGTGCAAAGTGTTCTGACAGCATTTGTTCTGCTATAACAGGAGCTACTTCATCAATAAAATTAGCTACACCTTGAGGACTATCTTCGTACTTAGTTTCACCTAAATCAAGATTATATTTTTCAGTAAATAAATTTTTAACAGAACCAATAGCAGTAACTTCTGCATCAGTATATTTTTCTATAAACTCTCTATCTTCTGGTGTTAAATCCTTTTCTTCTTTTGCTTCAAGTTCAGTTAACTTAGCTTGAATTTGTTCATCAGTTTGTCCATCTTCTCTTTCAGTACCTTCTTGTCCTGCTTTATTATCAACTGTAGGAGGTTTCTTACCTTCTCTACGTGCTATTTCAGCATCAGCTATTGCAGCTTTTTCTTCTGGTGATAAATCTCTATCAGTAGTAGGAGTAAGAGAAGCATCAGTACTCATAGGCACTAATCCAGGAGGCATCTTATCTGTTAGTGCTTTAAGATCAAATTGTTGTTCTTGATTGTCAGACATTGGTTTTAAATTTAATGGTTGAATAATTCATTTCCTATTATATGTATATCTATCCACATGAGTTTATGATAAATTCATATAGACTATTTTTGACCTACTACCTTATTCTTTAGAGCTGTTTCATTATCAAGTTTATTCATCTTGATCTTAGCTTCTATTTCTTTAAGTTTAGTAGCATTTTTCAATAGTTCTAAGCTTCCTTTTTCAAATGATTCTCTTGCTGCACCATACTCAGGAGTATCTTGTTTACCTGCTGCTTCTAACTGTTGCATTTGTTGAGTTGCAGCTATACCAGCACCAATTAATGCTACTTGAATATCAGTAGTAGATTTAAGATCAGCATCATAGTATTTAAACTCTTCTACTCCTTGAGCCATCCTTTCTTTAGCTGCTGTTTCATTAGCTTGCAAAGCTTGTGCTTGTTGTGCTCTAGCTTCATTAATCTCAGCTTGTTGATCCATTATCTCATGAATCTTAGCAAAGTTTTCACTCTCTACTAAAGCAGCTAACATTTTAGGATCAACACCATTTTGAGCAAAAGCTTGAAGAACACTATTACGAAGTACTTCAAGTTTATTAAGTTCTTTAGCACCATTCTTTACAAACACTCCCATCTCTAACCATAAGAAAGTTTCTGGATCATGTAAGTCTAGAAAAGCTTTGGTTCCATCTTGCTTGATGAAGTGAGCCTGTAAGCCTGTAGAGAAAGCATACTTGGATAGCTCCAACATTCCTTCATATTCATCTCTTTCAAATTCATCATACTCTAAGAACATCTCCTCACTCATCACATAGCTTCTATCTTGTGCATCTTGAGTAACACTCTTTCCTGCACTAGCAGCTACTTGTCCTTTTCTTTGTGGTATAATACCACAAGATTCATCCCATTCTTGCTTGAGTATTTGTACTAATTGGTAGGCTTGTATTACGTGTTGTAATGAAGATAGATCCAAGTCTTTCATAGCTTGAATCATTTGAGAAGCATTAGGTCTTGTGTCGTCAAAGAACAAAAATGAAAAGCTACGTACATAATACATTAGCTTATCTTCATCCCATCCTTCTTTCTTAGGGATTAATCCTAAGGGAAATAAGATTACCTTATCTAAGTTCTTAGCTAAAGTAGCTTCAGCACGATACTTAATAATATTAACACTCTTTTGATATGCTTCACCTTTCTTAACTAGAGGTGTAGGTCTAGTATGACGACTCATCATGTTTCTACCATTATATAGTAGATCAGCATGTTTACCATTTTGTGTAGGAATAGCTCTAGCACCTAACCAATACTTATCATTAATACAATAGTTTTCCCATATCTCATCTTCCCATTCCCATCTTATTTCATCACCTTCCATAGGGATAAAACTATCATCTACTACATCTTCTATTACTTCATTAAATATATTTGTTCTAGTAAGGTATCCTATCTTAGTAAGTGATCTAAACATTACATGTTCAACAACCATTCCACTAGCATAACTTTCTCTTACTTGTGCACCAAATACATTCTCAAATAATTCAGCTCTAGCTGCCATTACATCAGTAGAACCTACTGTGTAACCTATATTAGCTACAGTACTACCTGTATCTGAGTATTGATTTATATAATCTTCTACTTCTCCTGCAAATCCTTTATCGTCTTGAAATCTATCATAGATTTCATTAACACTCATTTTATATAAACAACAAGCTGCTTCTCCTTTATTAATAAATGTTTTATTTTCAGAACACAAATACTTTAAATAAAGAGGACTTATTATATCATGATATAATTCTTCTTTATAAGTATCTTTATATGAATAAACACATCCTTGACATAAGTAATCATAAAATCCTTGTCTAAACTTTCTTGGCATTTGGCACAAGTCCATTATATATTCTAATGTATCTTGGCAAAGATTTGCTAGTGTATCAGGTAGGTTCTTAATTCTTTTCTGTATGTCTTGTAATTCCATAGTAATCTTCTCTTCTTCTAAAGGAAGACCACTTTGAATAGCATAATTAATAACTTGTTTCTGTAATTCTTGAACAAGGAGTTCTTGTTCTTTCTGCATCATCTTGATATGTGCAGTACTATTCTTTGCAATTACTACAGGAGGGAATTGTCGTCTTGCTTTTTCTCCCATTAGGAGATTTATATTAGGACTTATAATATCCCAATTTCTTAACCTTGCAGGAGAACCTAATAATTCTTGTCTTTGAGTATTGAGAGGATTAGTAACATATAAGTACTCACTTTCATCTAGTTGTCCATTTGCTAACCTATAATTCTTTAAAGCTTCTATATCATCAACAGCTTTAACACACACTCTTCTATAATATTCTGCTGTATCATCTGCCCATTTTTTAGTCTTAGCTTTAAAGCTAATCTTTTGTTTAGGTTTAATACCAGTTGTACTAGACATTTTATTTATTTTAAAAAGGCTTTAATTTCACCATCTTCATCAAATTCTAGTTCAGGTAATTCTACAGTCTGTCCCTTTAAATCATGCCAACAATCTTCTAGAAATTGAATCTTCGCATCTGTAATATAAGAATGACAAGTATGATATTGCTGTGGATTACTATTTAATAAAGATGGAGTTATAGTAGGTTTATCAACATCACCATTCCAAGTATGTACTTTATCACTAAAGGCATGTACATATTTACATCCCGGACACATATAGTATAAACTATATGATCCATCTTCATGATGCCAATCTACTTTCTTTATTTTCACGCAAAGTGTCTCCTGGTCCAGAAATCCTTTCCCTTTACTCTACTATATCTTTGTACTTCTGGCTTCTGGTCCTTGTAAACCAGCTCTTTTTGATGATATGCCAAAATACGTAAAGCAGAAATCCTATCAAAGTTACCACCATCAAGCCTATATAGATCTATTTCTTTAAGTGTAGAAGGACAGAAGATAGTATGTATATTTAATATTACATGACCATCTTCATTAGTACCTCTTGGAGTAATAAGCCAATCATTAAGATACTTATTTCCTTTATTCATTCTTAGATTATCCTTACCACTACCAATATGCATACCAAATCCTCTCTTTACCTTACTTTTTGGTAGATCAGCATCAAAAGCAAGTTCAAACTCATCAGCTAAAGAATCAAGCTTCTTAAAACGTTTAGCATAACCAATAGTATCTCCACGGTCATTTTCAAATCCTATCTTAGCATTATAATGATCAGCTAACATAAAAAGTACCTTATTAAAATCATCAGTAGTTTTAGGTCTAGCAAAGTACGTAGCTACTATTCTATCACCAGGAGGTACAAGATTGTTAGGCTGCATATATACATATACAGCACCAATAGAATTGTTATCACTACTTTGATCAAATGCATAAGGATCAAGAGCAATAATATATAAGTTATCAGGAACTAAACCATCTATCGTGAAAGGAGCATAGTACTGAACTACACATCCAGTAAGATCAGCTTTCATATCATGTGGATATGTATGAATAGGTATAAGTGACTCATTAGGAAAGAACTTAACACCATTACCATCATTACTCAATAAACCAGGTATACCAATCTTGTTATAACCTAATCCTATCATCTTATTATGCCAATCACGAGCTTCTACAGAAGGAAGTACACTAAGACCAGAACGTAAGATAGCTTCTTTAGGTGTATATGGATGTTCAGCTTTTTGTTGTATTAGAGCATTTTGGTCAGAAGACTTTTCAGCCTTTTCTCTTTCACTATCACTATAAGCTCTAGCTGTCTTTTCATCAGAGTTACCATTCTTATCTTTATATTCTACATTTCTATAATCAGGAGTAAAGAAACTACAAAAGGTATTGTGCATACCTTCATCCCAATTATTAGGATAACATCTAATATTATATGCACCAGGATTATAGAACATTTTCTCCATATCTCCAAATACAGTAGCAACTGTACCACCAGTACCAAATCCTATTATAGTACCATGTGTTGCATTACCTTGTTCAGCACCAGCTCTTAATACATTAAATCCAGTTTCAGCTTTACGCATTGCACCTAATTCTTCTAACAATACTATTTCACCTCTTTTACCACGAATCTTATCAGTATCAGCATCCATAGAGATAGCCATTATCTCACTCTTATAACCTAGTTCATTACCATCTATGTTAGATGTAGCAATAAAATGCATATCACCTTTATCTTTTTTATAATCACTAGGTTTACCAAAAGCACTGTGAAAGATCTTATCTTCTTTATCAAATTCAGGATGTAATTCATTTATAAAGCCTCTACCATCTAACCATTTACTAAATAAACCATCACCTTCTAAGAACTCCTTATTATCAGCAATAAGATAATTCTTACTCCTTGGTTTCAAGAAGAAGTTTCTACCTACAATACCACTACCTTTATAAGAAAATCCTGTACCTCTAGGTTTAAGTACAAGTACATGTTCACCATTAATAATAGCAAGGTCAAGCTCATTAAAGAATTCCCAATCAACATCCCAAAAATCAGGAAAATCAAATTCTCTAGTTGCTCTTACTCTATCTTTAAATACTTCACCATATAACTGGTTAGGATTAACCTTTCTAGATAATGTTATAGGCCAGTGATTCAAATAGAAATAGTGGTAGCCTGTGACCTTCATACCACCTACTTCATATCCATTAAGACAACGATACTTTTCTCTTTCCCAATACTCTACCCACTCATAGCTACCATGAACACCATCAGGATACCTTTTGTTCTTCTGATAGTATTTGGCTGTCTCCCGAAATAACTCCGTGTTTATTGTTATCATCCTTTACTATCAATTCGTTTAATAATAAAAATCCTTCCCAATTACAACAACGCATCTTAATAGGTGCCATTACACTTACCATATTCTTATCTCCCATTAATATTTGAGTATCACCAAAATGAAGTTCACCACATTGAGGACAACCTAGAAACAATATACCACCTCTACTATTATTAATTATAAAGAATTCACCTTTATGTAATCTTATATCTCCTTTTACATAAGGCATACATTGTAATTGTCCTTTAATTCCAATAAATTTAGCTTTCATGGTAATTCAAATAGGTTTAATCTTCTTCCACCTCTACCTGTAGCAAGAACATCATGTTCTCTTTCTAATGTTATCTTAGCTTTCTTTACAGTCTCTATTAAACTAGGTAATCTCTCCATTATATCTAGATATGCACTTACATCTCTAGGTTCAGCAGTACCAGCAGCAATTAAAGCTCTTTTAGCTTTTACCCATTTAGACAAATCAATATTAGTTCCTTCCAAAGAATCTACTAGTTCTTGACTTGCTGTTATTTGCATATCAGCATATATTCTTATACAATCTAAAACTTCAGGATCAGGTATCCATTTAGATGTTAGCTTCAGTAACTCTCTAATCTTAAGATCCTTTTCTTCTTTATTTAGTTGTCTAAATCTACTGTCATATACTGCGTGAAAGTGTATATAACCAAATATTCTAAGATTGAATTTCTTCTTAGTACCATCTCTATCACCATCAATTTTATATACAGTTTCCCATACTTCTAAAAATTGTGGTATAGTTAATATCTCAGGACTAGGCTCAGGGAGGTTAGTCTCTTCGTTTAAAACCATTAATCTCTTCAAGTGTAATCCCTCTTTTATCTTTAACTTTCTTTAACTTCTGTTTACTATTCTTAGCTTCAAAGATTTCTTGCATCTTCTTAACCTTTTGCTCACTATAAATAAGCTTACCTATAAAATCCATCTTAATACTGGTAGCATCTCTAGTATCCTTTAAACGAAGAATAATAGCTTTATTATAACCTTCCATTATATCTATTATTCTTTCAGAAGGAATTAGATGTTTATTACCAACCTCTATTGCAATACCAACAATTTTACTATCTAACTTCATACATATATAATTAGTCTATAATCATCTAAATGTATTCTATAAAATACATCCATCTTATATTGTATACCACTCTCTTTATAAATCTTTTCTGATTCTTCTATATAGTTAAGAAGAGCAGTATAAGTTTGAAATACCTTACCTAATGTATAATTTACTGTCATCATTAATTATAATAAAAAAAGCCAACCTTTGTCAAGGCTGGCTTAAACTTTATTTTTACTAGTAGTATCTAAGTGGTTACAGGTCGTTTTCCAACCGTAGCACCTAAATCAACAGCTTGATCTGGCCATATATTAGTTTTAATAGATATAGGAAGAAAAGCTACTGTAACTCTTTTCATATCCTGAATTTGAAGTTCTGTATCACCTACAGTTAAAGCTTTAATCTTAGCTGTAAATGGTTTAGCATCAATATCTAATAGTTTATCATCGTAAGAAACAAATCTATGATCTTCTTTGTGTTCTACAAAGTCAACAATAGCTTCCTCTCCTACTAGTAATTCTATCTTTTCAGGATCATAAAACTTACCAGTATGTAAGGTAACATTAAACTTACCCATTATGCAGGAGGTTGGTCAGTACGAGTTCTAGCTGTTACACCACCACCTAGAGTAGCTGCTTGAGGTGCTGCAATATTACCACTAACATTGTCTGTTAGAGTAAACAATCCAGGACCAAGATCAGCATCACCACTAAAATTTACTGAATAAGGACCAGCAGTAGTTTTAGCACGAATAATCTTCATAAGAGGATTAGGAGGAACCGCAGGAGTTGGAGGTCCACCATCTACACCTGGAATTTCAGGAGTTCCTGGATCATCAACTACATCTACATCACCTGCAATAACTTCAGGGATGAGTTTGTCACCTTCAATCTTACCTTCTGCACCACTCTTTAATTTAGGTGCAGCAACATAGGCTACTTCTTCTGTTTCGGCTTTAAAGTCTTGTACGAAGTCCATGATAATGTTTTGTTTAGTTATTAATATATTAAAACTCCCCTATTATAGGAAACAGTTTTGACTAATCCAACTTACCATTTTTTGCTTCTTCCTCTTGTTCTTTACCAAAATCATGATGAATAGAACCATCTAATTGTGCTCCTATTCTAGCAGCAGTTACCTTAAGCTTCATGTTTATCTCATGCTTTTCAATTACTGTAGCAGAAGCATTCTTTTGTTCTTCTTTCTTGTCATCCATATTATTAGTTTTTAAGTTCACCCATTACACCTCTATCAATTCTATCTTGTACTCTTGCTCTTTGAGCATCAAGAAATATTTGTAATCCAAATAGTGCTTTCTCATTAAAAGGACTAGGAAATCTAGCATTAAGTTTCTTTTGTCTATCAATAAGAACAAGTACTAGTTGTTCAGATTGTAAACCAGATTCCATTTTACCATCATCCAATTTCTTTACAAACTTAATTCTCTGTGTAGTATTGTCATACTGAGTTTGTCCACCACTAAATCCTAAACAGTTAGTAATTATATACTCATGTGCTCCACCATAAGTATCATCTTTATGTACACGAATAGTATTCTTTTCAGATGGAAATACTTTACCATTTTCAACTTCAACTGTTGGATAATCTTGTTCTTGTTCCATTATTTTAATTGTTTAGTAGTTTTACATTTTAAACATCTAATCTTTTTATATTTAATACTATAAGCGTGCATTTCTACATCTTCACATACATCACACCATTGACCTATCTGTTTATATTCAGTTAAAGGTACTTTATTTCCAGGTTCTATTTGATTTAGTTCCTTTCTATCAAGCTTAGGTTTTTCAGGTATTAGTTCCGTGAATTTCATCTGGTAATTGTTCACCTGTCTCAATAATAAATCCTGGACCACAATTCTCACATACTAAGTCCTTTAGTTTTACAACCATAGGTCTTACACATACAGCTCTATTTCCACATTTTATACATATAATCTCAGATACTCTATGTGGTAATGCAGCATCTATGTGTATTACTTTTGCTTCTTTAACTTCTTCATTCATTCAAACCTCTTTTTTATAATTTCTGTATCTTCAAAGACACCAGCAATATCATTATATCTAATTTCACCAAATCTAATACCTCCAAATATTCTATCCATAATTTCAATTTTACCATCATCTCTATTATCTGATCTACCAGCTGCTGATACAATATCTCCTTTCTTAAGAGTAGTAACTAATAATCCTGGAACCATAACTAGAAATCTCTTAGCACTATTACTATAATCAACTAGATCCATTCCAGCTATAACTGCTTGTTGTATTGGTTCAAGAACTTTAATAATTAAAGTATTACCAATAGGAGTATATTTAATTTGAAATTTTTGAATACTTTCAGGATCATCTACATCAAGTCCTTTATCCTTATCTCTTTCTTTATTGGTTTTAGCATTAGTCTTGTAAGAATCTTCTGCTGATTGTGTCATTTGTTCAGGTGATTCAAACTTTCTCATAGTTGATGGTTTATCACTCATAATTCTGGTATTTTAGTTGTGTAATTATTAGTTATATGTTCTTTATAAAAGCAAACTCCTGTTTTTCCATTAATTGATCTTCCATCCATACAATTACAATCCTTGCATCTACCTATTTCATCTTTAACAGTATAGGTTTTCACAATTGTATACATGTTATTATTCTTATCTCCTATATCACTAGAAACAAATGTGAAGTAATCATACTCTTCACACATTCTTTCAACAAATCCTTCAACATACAAACTGTTAAGATCACGTATGCCTCTTAGTATACTCTCAAATCTACTTGGTTGCACATATACTACAGCATCACTATTATGATTATATCTTGAATGTAGTATTAGATCCTTTAGATGTGTAGCATCAAGCTCTAATTTTCCCGATATTTCCATTTTCATCTATGAATTTACGAGATACAACATAAGAGTTTAAGTTTTCATGCTTAGTAATATACCAAGGAATAAATTCATCCATTGTTTTCTTAGTCCACACTTTAGCATGAGTACGCATATTATGTTTATCAAACACAATGAATACATTCATTCCTACTGTTCTAGCAAGAATTGTATCTTCATCCATAATATCACATCCAATAACATATCTTTTATCTTGATGTGATCTAAATTCAGCTTTCTCAGCTAATGTTTCTGCTACTTTTAATTCTGCAAAGTCCATATTTAATGAAGGTTAAGATTAAAAAGTTATTCCCGTGTACTATATACTACTAAAGCAGTAAAATGATGTCTTTCATGTTGTGCTTCTCCTTTAATTGCATGAGCATGACTAATAGATTTAATGTCAATATAACCACTCTTAGCCCATACATTTATTTCTTCTTCTATTTCAGTCATACTCTCAAGACTATAAAACTTCTTTACTTTACTAAATGTTAATTCAACTCCCATATTATCTATAATTTAATGTAAAATCATTTACATGACTATAAGTTCCAATACCTGCTATCTTGGCAAACTCTTCATCACTATCAGCATCACCTATCATAATACATTCTCTCAAATCTAAATTAAGATTCAATGCCATTTGATAAGCCATACCTGGATTAGGTTTTCTATCATAATGATCCATATGAGGACAGTATGCATAACTAATAGCAGCATGAATATACTGTTCTATTTCTTGTTGAATACTGTTCAGCCTTGCTTGTATAAATTCATGACTTACATAACCAAGCTGAATACCTCCTTGATTACTAACAATACAAATATAAAATCCTTCATCAGAATAAAACTTTATTCTCTCTAATATTCTTGGTATAAATTTCCAATCATCAATACTCTTAGGAAATTCTGCACCACTCTTATTATATATAACAGTCTTATCAAGATCAAGAAACAATGCTCTATTTAATTTCATTCAATGGTTAATTTAGATGGTTGATTTAAGAGCCTGTAGAGAAAGAACTACAGGGGATGGTCACTAGATTACTTATGCCATAATGGTGCATACCAAAATCCAACATGAAAAAATGCATCAATTACAGTAATAACGGCTAGAATAATAAACAATAATTGTAGTCCTTTAATAACATTAGGGCTAACAGGTTTAGGAGGACTGAATAGACCAGCTACAAAATCAATAACCAATGTCAATAACCAATATACTATCCCTAGTCCTATTAGATATAATACAACATTGAACAGTGTAATTAAAAAATCTCTCATATATTTAGTTGTTTAAGTTTCCATATTATACATTTTACGTAGAGTAGGACCAGTAATAGTTTTACTACCAATTACCCACCAACCATCTACAAATACTATACTACTAGCTTTAGCTAAAGGTCCATCACACTCTACAGTAATAAGATCATTAGCTTTAATACTCTTACCTACAACTAAAGCAACTATCCCTGCTGCTACAGTCTTAAAGAATCCTTGTCTATTCATAATCATACATTTTTCCATCTATCCATATACCATAAGGTTCAAGAGGTTTATCCATTAATCTAAGTTTATTTGTAAATAAAGGTAGCTCTTTATAGTGTATATTAAATCCATCAATTACAACAGTTTTAAATCCTAATGAATCAATAGTAGGAGGAACATATTCAGGAATAATATCTATATACTTACCAATAGCAATAGCACCAACTCCTAAAGCTAAAGATTTAAGAAAATTGCCTCTATTCATGATAGTTTATTACCAAATACTGATTCTCTAATAGCAAAAAAGTTAATCCATTCTCCATAATGCTCACCTATAAAGGTTACTCTATATCCATATACTTTTGCAGCATCTCTTACAACTCTTTCATTCTCTTTATGTAAAGGAAAAGCACTATTACTTACAATCATTTTTTGTTCTTCCATTTGTTGTAAAATTCTTCCAAATTCTACACCATTAGTAAATGATTGTGATTTATCAGGAAATTTTATTACTAGTTCCATTTATGGCTTTATATCATGTTTCTTTGCTAATTCTTGTATCTTTTCTTCTCTTTCTTCATCTGTCATTATTCCAGCTTTAAACCATCCATCTTTAGGAATAGAACGTGTATGAAAGCTATCTAATCCTTCCTTCTGATATTCAAGCCAAAATCTCTTTCTCCTTGCTTCCATTCTCCTTATATACCATACAGAGTATACCTTACCAAGTACATAAATAAGCCATACTAATGTACCACCAGCAGCCATAAAGAAACTATCTCTTATTGTCATGATCTTTCACATATTAAGTATCTTCTTATATTTATAATAATTCTTCCAAAATCTCTTTATCTTTTGTTCTTTTCTACGTTTTCTATAATAAACAATAAGTTGTCCTAACATATAGCCTACATAAATTCCACCTATAATCTGAAGTATAATTCTTATAGGCTCAAATAATGAAGATTCCATATCAATTTCTTCTTAAGTTAAGTTCAAAATGATCACCTAGTTTAGCAATACATTTACTACATAAGATATGTCCATTAGCAATAACAATTTGATGATTACATATGTTAGGATTGTTATTATTTCTATCATATACACATTTATCAATAAAACCAGCCATTTCACGTAAAAGGTCTACATACTGTTCCTTTCCATATAATCCTGTAGCTATTTCTCTTGCTACAATATAACCAATACCATCAGGTTCGTTTTTAGTCATTGTAATAGCAACTACTTCTTGTTGATATATAGCAGAGATATGTACTTTCTCAGTTATAATAGTTCCTCTAAGGAAAATATTCATTCTCATATCATTCGCTGTAACCATCTGTTAGATTTGTTAAGGTTAATCCTATATAATGTATCAATTCTTCTTCATTATTAACTAATAAACCATTCTGTTCAATAGAATGATTAAATACTCTTGTTTCTATATGATTCTTTTCAATAGAAACATGAAAACTTACTCCCTGTTGTACAAGTAGAAAAAACTCTGAGTGAGTAAATTTAGCATAGTGTATGTTAGCTTTAGGAAAGTTTTTTTGTAAAGTTTCTTTTGTCATCTATATATCTCTTTTTTGTGCATTATCTCCTGTATCTTAATTGTTTCTTCTCTGATATAAGGAGATATTGTATTTCCTTTACAAAAGAAACTAAGATTTATAAAGTAAGTCTTTAATAAACTATGGTTAGCAATCCATCCTTCTTTAAGAAGTTGTGTCCTAGCTTTGTAATAAGAAGCTTGATCCATTCCGGTAGCAGCAGATACCATACTAGCAGTCATATATATCTTATCTTCACCACTACGTAATTCTTTTAATATATACATCACTAATATCATAGATGATCTAGATAATGCTGCCCATCTTTGAAGAAAAATATCTTCATTAACAGCAAACTTTCCCATTACTCTTTTATCATCTCTTTTTTTAAATGTATCTGTCACAAGATCACCTTTTACTATCTCTCTTATCTCAATCTTTTTATTTGTAAGTTCCAATGTATACTTATAATTATCGTAAAATGGATTATACTTATGTCTTTCTACTACACTATTACTATCTTCTATATCATTCATAAAAGTAACTTATTTCTTGTGAATATCAAACTAATTCCTTACATTCCCTTGCACTCTCTAAAAAGCCTCATAATGGGCTATCCCTCTATTCGAATTCAATCAAATATAGGAAAATATTCACTGAAATAAAATTAAATCTTTCTAGTTGATACCGCTTAATTAGGCTAATTTCGCAGATAATGGCAAAAGGAGCTATATAGGTAGGATACGCTTGATCCTTAAAAAACATCATTTTATATGAATAAGAAAGCTTATAGAAAGAAAGCAGTATCAGTCTCACCTCTACTATCAAAGGTATTAAAAGCAATATTAAAGACAACTGATAAACACCTATGGATGGTAAGATTAAAGGTATACCAAATACAGTACCTCAAAGTATTGAATTACCAAAAGCACTAGTAGATAAACAAGCCCCCGGTAGTGAAAGTAAGAATAAGTATACATATAGATGAAAAAGTACTTAAAATTTTCAAGTGTGAGTACCAGTGTAAGAATGAAAGTAGGTACTTTCGATATAGAAATATTTCTCAGAAACGGGTACCACCTATC